CAGCAACTATAGACGCAACAATAAAAGGAGCTAATGCTAATAGTTATGTCACATTAGCTGAAGCAGACGCATACTTTGAAACTGTCCCAAGTTCTACGCAATGGGATAATAAACAGGATGATAAAAAGAACAGAGCATTAATATCAGCGACTAGATGGATTGATAGTTTTGTTTATTATGGAGACAGATGCGATGATGGACAAGCATTAAAATTTCCTAGAAATAACTATCAAGTAGACGGTGTTGAACTGGCTTGTTCTTCTATTCCACAAAATATTAAATATGCACAATTTGAATTAGCTAGAGCATTAGCAAATGATACTGAAGCTATTACTGGTACTACTGGAAAAGATGGTAATTTTTCTGAGGTAAAGCTAGGAGATATACAGGTTAAATACAATACTGATAGTCAGGGAACTGGAGCTGTAAATAATATTCTTGATGTCTACCCGTGGTTACAGAGTTATCTTGGAGCATATATGCTAGGTGGAGCAGGAACATTTCAATTAAGAGCGGTTAGAGGATAATGGCAGGTCAACTAGATTCATTATTTAAAAGTGTAGCTAAACAAGTAGTTGCTGATCTTGGAAATTCTTTTGATACAACTATTACTTATACAAAGAAAGCTTCGGGGACTTATAACACTTCAACGGGAGCTTACACTACAACAGACACAAGTTATAGTATCAACGTCCCAATTGAATTTATAAAGTCAGAAGAAGATGAAGGTAAAGAGATGAGAAATGCAAAGTTATATATAACTCCTGATTTGATAGATGATAACCAAGTTGATTTTGATGATGAAATTACATTAAGTTATGCGGGATCTAATGTTGCTGCAAAAATATATGATATTGATACGAAGAAAGGTGGGCAGGTGTATTTGTTTACAGTATTGGTGCGGTTCTGATGGCTAAAGACTTTTTAAAAAGTGATCCTATTGGTGATCTTGAAGCTGAATTGAACTCAGATTTTAACCAATTAATAAGAAAAGTACATCGAGGTTTATCAACTAAAAAACGAAGTCCAGTTTATACAGGATTTTTTGCAAGCAGTTGGAAAGCACAGACTATGGGTGTAAAAGCAAAAGATAAAGTGGAAGACTTTAAACCGTGGTCTAATATTAAAAAGAGTGTTGCATTTACTAATAACCAACCCGCTTATAAAATACAACGAAGATTTCCTGTTGAAAAAACATTTAATTTTAAAAGACCAGTTTTTATTGGGAACAGAGCTAAATATGCAGCTTACGCATTAGAGAGAGGTAAAGTTCAAGTTTTTATACAAGGTGAATTAGGTAAATTAATTAAAGAAACAATGAAAGAGAAAAAAGGTAAACTATTTGTAGCTTCTAGACAAACTAGAGGTTTATCTACTGAAGGTACAGGTGGGCAAGCTTACACCGAGTTTTAATTATGACTTTAGTAAACGCAAGAGCAGCATTTGAAAAAGCAGTTACAGATGCAGTAGTAGCAGCAGATAATACTGTTTCTGTTGTCTATGACAACGTAACTTTTGTAACTCCTGGTAAAACAAAAAAATATGTTGTTATGAATTTAAACTTTACTCAAGCTACTTTGCAAAATCAGGGAGCAGCAACAGATTTTTACTCTGGAGTTGTTCAATGTAATGTTTACGTTCCAAAGAGTAAAGGAACGTCCGTTCTTTCTGCAATTAGTGAATCTGTTATTGATGGATTGACTTCAGTAAACGATCCAAGTTATTCAGATACTTTTAATGTAAAGCCTAGAGTACAGGATATAAATGGTCCCGTAATGCTTGAAATTGAAGATAGAAGTCATTTCGTTGGTGTAATATCTTGCCAATTCTCAGCTAATGCCTAGTATAATAAAGTAGCAATACTTATTTTATGACTAGAGCAATCGAACTTTTAAAGAATAGTTTTGGTGTCAGCCAGCTATATCAACATGATGTAAAGAAAGACAATAAAATTATTTTTAGTGTTTATTGGCATCCATTAACTATTGCTGAAAGAGAATCAATAACAAAAAAATCAGATGCAAGTGATGTAAATGATTTTGCATTAGCCTTAATGATTACAAAAGCATTAGATAAAGACGGTAACAGACTTTTTCAAGATGGTGATAAAGCATCTCTCAGAAGAGAAGTAGAAGCAAATATATTACAGGAAATACAATTAGCGATGATAGAAGCTGGTCAGACTAAGGAGGTATCAGAGGCTAAAGCCGAATTGAAAAGCGAGTAATGATTGGAAATTTATATTTTCATTAGCGAAAGAACTAGGTAAAACTGTTGCTGAATTATCAGAAACTTTAACGGTAGAAGAAATGATAGGTTGGGCTGCCTATGCAGAAATTGAACATGAAGATTTTGAGAAACAACAACAAGAAGCACAAAGAGGTAGTGCTTTGAAAGGGAAAAGAGGTAGAATGAGATAAATGTTTTGATTTGAGTAGTGGCTAATTACGAAGTTAATTTAAAATTAGCTCTTGATGGTGCAGAAAAAGCTGCTCAAAAAATAAAAGAACTTAGAAAAAACACAAAAGAATTAGATAAAGACATAAATAGATTTAATAGAGCAGTTGATAAAAGAATGGGGAAGAAAAAAGGAGAAGGTAGTTTTGTTTTTAGTTTTAAAAATTTATCAAAAGAAGTTAATACTGCTAGAAACGCTTTAAATAAAGCTGCGATTGGAACAGAAGAATTTAATAAGGCAGTTAAAAATGTTGTGGAAGTTGAAGAGACATTTAATAAAGAATTAAAGAAAAGAGATCGTGCATTAAGAGTACAGAGAATTGCAAAACAGAAAAATATTTCTTTAGATAAAGCAGAATTAGAATTAAAAAAACAACTTAGTGCTGCTGAAGATAAATTAAGTAGAAAACAGAGAAATAAAAGATTCGGTCAAACTGTATCTAGTGCAGCTATTGGTGGAGCGTTTCCATTATTATTTGGACAAACAGGTGCAGCAGCAGTTGGTGGTGGCCTTGGTGGATTAGCAGGTGGAGCGATTGGAGGTCAGTTTGGATTTGCTTTATCAATCGTTGGTACTGCAATAGGTTCTGCTGTTGATAAGGCTGAAAAATTCAATAAATCGTTAGTAGAACTAAATCAAAGAATGGGTACAACTGGAAGTAGTACTGCTATTACTGCTAAAGAAGTCGATAGGCTTGCTAAATCTCTAAATATTACGAAAGAAGAAGTATTTAATGTTTTAGGAGCATTTAAAGAATTTGGTTCTGGTGAAATAGCTAAATCTATGGCTATGATATTTGGAACTGATTCTGGAGGAGCAGATAGGTTTGCTGGTTTAAATAGGTCAGCAAAATTAGCTCAAGAAATATTTGATGCAAGGAAACAGATTGGAAATATAGCAGCTAAAGATCTTTTAATACAAAATCAATCTGTTGATGCTGCTGTTATAGAACTTGCTTTAGTTAAAGCAAAAGCAAAAGCAGAACAAGATGCAGCTATAGCAAGAGTAAGTGGTGTTAGTGCTTTCGATCAACTAAGAGCAGGCACGCCAGGTTTATTAATTAGACGAATGATGGGGAACATGAAAATAACGGATTACGGAGATATAAGAGCACAAAATCTACAAAAGAAATTTGATGAAGAAAATTTAACTTTAATAGAAAATTATAAGAAAGGAATTATAGAGGCAAGAGAACTATTAGATCTACTTAGAGAATCACAAGGTCAATTTGGAATATCAGGATCTCTTCAATTTACTGCTATTACTGACAAAGTTAAAGATTTACAAGATGAAATGAAAAAATTAGCAAATCCAATATTTATGGCTATGACATTATCAGATGCAATGGCAACTTCATTTGAAGATTCATTTAAAGGAATTATAAAAGGAACAATGTCTGTTACTGATGCTTTCAGAAATATGTTAAATCGTATTGCAGATATTTTCTTAGATACTGCTGCAAGAATGTTAGCTAATCAGTTTCAGCAAGGTTTATTAGGTTTAATAGGAGGTATCTTCTCTCCTATTAAAGCAATTCCAGAAGTATCTCAAACTGGCCCTTTAGGTAATTTTGATTTTGGGATGGCAGCTAATGGAGGTGCAGTTAAAAAAGGTGGGAGTTACATTGTTGGAGAACGTGGGCCAGAAATGTTTAGCCCAGGTGTTTCTGGAACGATTACACCTAACGAAATGCTTGGTGGTTCAACAAGTATTGTAGTAAATGTAGATGCTTCTGGTTCGTCTGTTGAAGGTGATGGAGAAAAAGGCAGAGAATTAGGACAAATGTTATCAGCAGCGATACAATCAGAATTGATTAAACAAAAAAGACCTGGAGGATTATTAAC